CGCCGGAACGATGGTGTAAGTGTACGGACCGCTGCCGCTCACGACGACGTTGCCCATGGAGAAGGACAGCGCCCACGCGAGGAACTCCGACGAGGCGTACTTCGAGAGCTCGTAGGCAGGCATGTTGTAATGCGACTTGAAGAGTTGCGTCGGGAACTCGTGGCCTTTGCCGATTTCTGCCCGGTCATCCTCGTTCACGGGGACCTTCGCCCACGGTTTGGTGTTTAGATTCGTGTGGCGCCAGATGGTCGCCACCAGGTTGGCCGTTCCAATGGCAGTCTGTTTGCCGAATCCCCAACCATTCAGCAATTCACTGATGTTAGCCATGCTGCTTTTCCTCCTCAGGCACAAGTACTGGCGGCTGAACCGCCGTTGGCGCGGGAACCTGATGCCAGCCGGTGCTCATCAATGGTGAAAGCGTTGCCGCGGTCGCCTCGACTTCCTTGATCTCGTCGCCTTGGGGCGATTTCATAAAAACCAGGTCTGCCATTTCCTCCCCTTTTCCGAAACTACGGGTTGTAGGATTCGATCAGCCGCACCGGCACCTCGAAGTACTCGAAAGTGGCTCCGTCCGGGCTGATCACGACCGTGTTGCGCCGCGCGGACGGCAGGTAGAAGTCCATCGGTTCGCAATTCGGATCGACGGCCGTGTGCAGCATCCGGAGGCTACCACCCGCCGGCACGTCGTTCACGATCCAGTTGAAGAGGTCCTCGTACCCGACGTCGGGCTCTTCCGGCGCGCGCAAATACAGCGAGAAATCATGCACAAATACGAGCGCATTGCCGAGTCTGCCGGGCCCGCTGCCCTGCCATGCAATCATGATCGAGCCGGGCGGCATCGAGAGGATCGCCAGCCGGATGTTGTTTTGCGTTGGCTGGCCGAAGACGGTGGTGTTCTCGGTGTAGAACTGGATGTAACTGCCATCCCCGCCCAGGGCATCCACCAGGTTCGGCAGAGCCTGGAGCGCAGTCACCCACTCGGCCAGGATCGTTTTCGGGTTAGTCATCGGGATTTTGCCCGGCCCGCGCCATCAGCGAAAGTTCGACCAGCCCGTACGGGTCCGACTGGCGCACCGTGGTCACAACGAACTGCGATCCCCAAGCCGTCACCCAATCACCGCGCTGAAGGAAGTTCGCAAGGTCGGATGGATTGACGGAGATCTCTTCGACGTTCGCCAGTGCGCCGGACTCTTCGCGCACGCGTGCGTGACGGATGGCGGTGATAGTCACCGGATCGCCAACCGCCACACCAGCCTGGACGGATTGATACACCACCGGCTCGCCGAACGCCTGCTGCATGACGGTGTTCGCCGCCGCGTCGATAGTGGGCCAGTCGGACATCATAAGGATGCGCGGCCGCGTTTAGTTGAGCGTGATGATGGAGTAGAACACCGTCACCACCATCGTGCCGTTGCCGGTGGCGAAGGCGCCTGTAGCGTTGACGATGTCGATGCCGGTCGCCGATGGCGGCTGGATGACGCCTGTCGGCGGCGGTACCACGTTCTCGCTCGCGGCCGCGCTGGTGACGGTCGCGGCAGGGATGGTGGACGAGTGCGGCACGACGCCGGTCCCGTGATACTGGAACGACACCGCCCCGCCGCCGGTGAACTGCGTGGCGCCGGGCTTCATCTGTACGATGAACTGATCCACCACGAGGACCTGTCCGGCCGCGGGCGCTGGCAAGATGCTGACCGCCGCTCCGAACATGGCCATGATCTGCGCCGCCGATAGCGTGACCACGGTTTTCTGAATCAGGGACGGGTCGGTATCCGCCGCCTGCACCGGGCCGAAGCCGAGCGGATTGAGCCGCACGCGAACCGTCGGATCGCCGGTCAGGCCGCCCGGCGCATTCACGCCGCTCGCCTGGCTCAGCACCGCGTATCCGATCTCCTTGTTCGAGACTCCGGCCGCCGTCAACGGGCTGGACGTGGCCTGCAGAGCGGTGTTGTTCCAGAAGACTTTGTCTCCGGGGTTGAACGTGCTCGCATCTTTCGCCAGATCGAACACGCCCTCCACCACCAACTCGCTCGAGTCGCCTATGTTCTGACTGTTGACCGTCACGCCGAAGATGTTGCCGACCTGGCAACCGCCGCCGCTGAGCATCGCGTAGGGCGCGACCACCGTGAGGGTTTGACCTTTTTGAACGTAATTCTGCATCGGTTTGTCTCCTGTTCCTTATGCCGCCACGCCCTACTGGCCGGCGTTCTTCTGAAGCCCGCGATAGTCGAGAGCCGCCGCGCCGAAATCCATGCGCGCCTTGATCTCGACGCCATCCACTTCGAATCCCTGCTTGGTTTCGATGTACACGCCCTGCTGGCCTTCCAGGTAGCAGTACTCCACGGTGTCGATCTGGGCCGGATCCGCGATCAGATACCAGCCGGTAGTTCCATTGGTGGCGGCATCGAGACGGGGCTCGACCACCGGGATGAGGCTGCGCACCCACTCCGGCACGACCTTGGTCGCATCCGCCGAAGCGATGTTGATCGGGTACACGAGCTGGAGCATGTAAGTCTCCAGTGCCGTCGGCACGGCGATGAACCGCGGAATGAGGTTCAGCGGAGTGCCCTGGGGTCCCTTCTGCAGCCGCATCGCGCCGCGTCCTTTGCCCAGCGCGGTCAGTGGAGCGGAGTTGGCAACGGTGGAATCGATGGCGCTGGCCACGCCGGTCAGCAGATTGGCGTGATTGGCGTGGAACAGCGCGGTGGAGTTTTTGTCGCCCGCGTACACCGCCGCCGGATTCGACGTGATGATGCCCCAAACGGTGTTCGATTCGAGCTGCGCGGCAGCCACGCCGAGCAGCGCCGGGACCCGGGTGAACGCCTGGAGGTCGTCATTGATGATGACCTTGCGCGTCAGTGCCACGATCTCGCCGTAGGTGCCGAGCGCGTAGTTGATATTGTTGTCGGTCAGGTTGGCGCGGTGGTACTCGCCCTTCTCATTCAGCGCCTGCAAGACCGGCGCGTCGGCGAGCATCACCCGGTTGATGGGCTTGAAGTCCTGCGCCGTCACCTGCCGGCAGAACGGCTGGAAGGTGCGCGGGTAGGCTTCGTAACCCTGACGCAGAGTCTTGTTGGCGACGTTGGCGAGGATCGCCGGGAAGTCCGCGGTCGATTCTGCCCCGCCAGCGAAGAACTCCCGTCCCCGCGAGGATCCCTGAAGCGCCATCTCCGCAATCCGCGTCACATCCATCCCGCGCGGGTTGGTGCCGCGCAGTTCCAGGGCCTCCTTCGCCATGTCGATGAGCTTGAAATTGCGGTACTCGCGGGCCATCTCGACGGCGCGCCGCTGCTGTTCGGGACCGTAGCCATCGAGGTACTCCCCGGTTTCGTTGCCGTTGTGGTCCCTACGCCGCGCCAGGAAGAACCGCCCATCCGCGCGCAGCAGCAGAGCCATCTGCATGCAGGCAAGGCGCTGCTCCATGCCGTCGCGGATTACCGAAGTGCCGCCCTCCCCGCGAATCGGGAATGCCGGGCCGTCTGCGCCCGGGCGCGGCGGGACTCCCTGCTGGCCCTTGGTCGCGAGATGGGCGAACAGTTCCTTCCGTGCCTGATCGACGGGCACGCCCTTGGCGATGAAGTCGCTGATGACGGTCTCGTCGATCCCGTATTTGATTGCGGTCGCGCCCAGCGTTTGGATTTCGCTGACGCGCTCCCGTTCGGCCTGTACCGCCTCTTCACGCGCGGCTGACAGGGCCTGTTCGTTCACAGTACGGGCATCCGCGCCCGTGTCCTGCGTGGTCGTCTGTTCCATTGCAGGTTTCTCCTTTTGTGGGCTGATTGCCCGTACTGAATCGTTCGGTTGTGCGCTCAGAAAGCACGTGTTGAAATCGGCCGGCACCGTGCAAGGCGAAATCTCAAACGGCTCCCAGTCGGTGGCCTTGAACATGCCGATTTCCTTGTCGTTCAGGTAGGGCGGCTTCCCCTCCGGCATTCCCTCGGTCTGCGCGTCCACCTTTTCGCGTTTGTACACGAAGGTTCCGAAGCTGAGGTTTTGCAGGATGCCGGTGCTGGCCTTGCGGAACATCTCGGCGCCATCCGGATCGCCCAGATCGAATTGCAGCGTGGCCATGCCCTTATCGCCATTGGGCCAGGCGCGGCGGACCACGCCCAACTGGGCCCGCGTGCCGACCTTGCCCGCCATGAGGGACTTGAAATCGTCCCCGGTGAAATGCGTATCGAAGACCGGCGCGCCATTGTTCAGCCGGTCGAAGCGGCAGCCCTGCATGTCGAGCTGAAGCATGTAGGGTTCGCCGGTCGCGCGATCAACCCTCGGAACGGCGGCCCCGCTGTACCAGACCACATCGATGGTCCCGTCCTTGGCGTTGGCCGTGCTCGGCAGCACTTGCGCATCGGCGGCGAACATTTCGGCGTCAACCTGCGCGGGCGGCGGCGCGCCGCTACCTGCTGGGGATATTTCGGTTCGTAGAAGCGGCATTGTGCCTCCTAATCCTTCACCGCGCTCACTGCGATGTAGTCGTTTTCTCCCAGCTTCTTCAACTGGTAGAGTTGCTTCTGCAGCCACGCGACATGGCCCTTGAATTTGTCGTCACCCTCGCGATGCCACTTCACCAGGTGCTGGTAGAAGTGGAAGTTCGACATGTCGCCGGCGTCGTAGCACTGTTTGCAGAGATCGCTGAACCGCGCGATGGCAGCCTGCTCAGCGGCAAAGGCATCGTTCAGAATCTCAGTGACGCTATCGTGGGTTGCGGCGGGCTTCAGTTCAATCGTGGGCGCACCCTCGAGGAAAAGCACGCGGCTCACCAGGCACATCATGTGGTCCTCGCACTGCTCCTTCATCTGCTTCAGTCCATCGGCCAAGTCCAGGCCCAGGCGCTTTACGTCTCGCTGATCGAGAAGATACTGAAGCATCATGGAGCCTTCAATGTTGGCCGACTCCATAAGCCCGGCGATTACCTGTGGGTTCCCTTTCATAAACGTCCTTCCTTGTGGTTGAGTCTTCAGCCGCGATAGAGGCGAGATGCGGATTCGAAGCTGCCGCCGGCGCGCGACATGCCAGCGACGAGCAGATCCTTGACCATGCCCAGTTCCTCTTCCGAGAGCGCCGTGAAACCCTGGCTCTTGGACTTGGTGGGAGCCGCTTTGCTGCTCGGCGTCCGCTCCTCCGTTGCGGCCGGCTGCTCCTGGCCGCGAAGCGTCGTGTTGCGCGGGTCCGAATCCAGGATGATTTCGAATTTGTCCACCAGCTTGTTGAACAGCGCGATCTGCTGAAGCTGGGTGGGCGGGTCGTAACCGTTCTCCAGCACGGCCTCGAACCAGGTCTTGCGGCCCATTCGGACATCTTTCAACACGCCCTCCGCGTCCTTCACCGGATCGACCGATTCGAACCGTGGCGCGGTCCACTGCACACTGCGCAGTCCGATCTTCGGGTCGTTGGCCGCGGATTTCGGAATCTTGCCCTGCATAATCAGCGTGTCGATGAACCGCCGCCACACAGGCATCGCGAATAACGGAATCAAGGTGAGCCAGCGAAAAGCTTCCACGGTGTTGCGAAAGCCGAGCATGCCGCCGCGCCAGGAAGAGTAGTTCACCTGCGACATGTCGCCGGTGCCGAGCTCGTAGGGCAAGCCGATGCCGGCCATGATCCCCTGCAACTCGGTCATCTTGTATTCGCGGTACCCACCCGCTGGCGGCGGATTGTTGAACTTGATGTCCTGGCCGGGCTTCAGATACTCGACCATGCCGGGCTGAAAACTCTCGACCGGGAGCCCGCTGGAAGGATCCGTTCCTGCGATTCCCAGCGGATCGCCGTCGACGCCTTCCGGTTGCTGGACAAACGCGGTAACACAGGCTTCCACCTTCTTGCGCACCCGCTCCGCGTCGCAGTAGTCGTCAAGATCCCGGAGCGCCATCATCACCGGCGCCAGCCACGGCACACCGCGAACCTGGCCGGGCCGGAGCACGCGGTAAACGTGCATGATCTGGTCGGCCGGCACTGGCTGGCTCACAATGCCGCCGCGCGGGTTCAGGATCAGCACACCGCCGGGGTGATAGCTGAACAGCCAGTACGCGACGCGGCGGCCCATCTCGTCGAACTGCACGCCCTCCATCACGTGGCCGTTGACCAACCCCATCGTGCGGGCCTGATCGAGGAAATCGGCTTCGAGCATTTGAAGCTGAAGCGGAACGCGCAGGCCGGCGTCCGAAGGTCGCGGCCGGAAACGGACAATCGCTTCTCCCGATTCCGCCATGGTGCGGACGGTCAGCGTCTGCATGCCATAGAAATCGAGGCGCTGCGGCGTGTCGCAGCCGTCGGCGAAGAACGGCCACTCGGTATCGATGATCTTGTCGATGGCGGTGTTGCCGGTCTTCGCTTTCGGAACGATTCCAGTCCCAACCACATTCCCGGCCAGTTCCTCTACCGCGCGCGCCGCATACGGATTGTTGCGGATGAGATCGCGGCTGCGGTTTCTTAGCCAGATGAGCGACCCCATCAACTCGACGTTGGCGTCGGTCGAGGCGGCATACCAACCGTGTGCGCGGCGTCCTGCGGTGGCGCCTTCGTAGCGGAACCGCTGCGCGTGGCGCTCCAGATAGCCCGTGGTCAATTCGAGCGCCACGCGACTGCGCACACGCTGTAACGCAACGCGCGGCGCCACGATGCTGATGGCCTTATCGAGAAGATTCATTTCGTTACCAGCGGTCATCCAGCGTTGGGCCAGTGGGACCATCGCCGCGCTGGTGCTGCGCGAACCGGACGCGGCTTCCGGTCTGCCCGCTGGTCTTGCGGATATCCTCTTCGATGGCGGCCTTCGCTTTCAGAAGCTCGTCCGTCGAGCGGTAAGTTACCTCGCGCCCGTCCGGGAAGCGGACTTTGAGCGTGGGGCCTCCGATGGCCTGGGTGACCGCATCCAGGTTCGACTGCAACTGCTGAATTGTCAGAGCCATATCAGTTTCGCCCGAACCAGTTGCGGCGCGGTATCCATGGGTCTTCGCCGCGCTCGACCGGAGGCCGCGCGGGCTGCGCGGTGTTGGCCGGCTTCGTCGCGGCCGGAATTGTGGGCGTCTCCCCCCGCCGCGTCTGCACCATCCGTGCGAAGCGGTCACAATGAACCGG